TTGTTCTTAAGTTCCGTAAGAATTATTTTACAAAAGAACAACAAGACCAAGCATACATTGGACTTCGTGAGGCTGCAACTGAGACACAGAATCGTGGACTTGCAGCTGGACCAAGAGCAGAGAAATTGGGTAATCGTGAATGGGTCACTGAGTATGAATATGATATCATTGATTACTTTAGCAATCCTAAAGCCAATCTGTTTGGTGAAGATCCCATTGAAGCAATTCGTCAGTCACATAAGAACAAGAAACCATCTCCATCCAATCGTAATAATGTTTGGGGTATTTCTACTGTAAAGAAAGATAACTTTGTCTTTGAAGACTGGGTTGAATCAACACGAAAACTTTCTGAAAACGAAATGCGTGCAGAAGCAAAAAAAGTTGCTGAGAAATATATCTGTGCAACAACTTATGCTAATGGTGTGTTCTCTGGTATTGCTGGATGGTTCGATCGTTATCCTCGCATTCCTTATGGTCGTGCCACTTCTTATACTGCGAATCATCCAGATAAGTTTGCCATGGCATATCCATTCCTCCAGCAACTTGCACAGGGTTTCAAAGATCTATTGCCATGGAGATATGGTAACCAGATGGAAGCAGCAAAGAAAATGGATCCTCGTTTCTTAGTTCCAGAAACTCCATTTACTACTGTCACTGTGAATAGATCTTTCAGAACTGCATGTCACTTTGATGCAGGCGATCTAACTTCTGGTCTATCAAATCTACTGACATTATCAAACAATGGTAACTATCGTGGTTGTCATCTTGTTGCACCAGAGTATCGTGTCGCAGTAAATCCAAGACCTGGAGATCTGCTTTTGATTAACAATCATGAAGTGATGCATGGTAATACTCAGATTGAATTGCTTGACGATGTGGCAGAGAGAATTTCATTGGTTGTATACTTCCGTGAGAAGATGCTTGAGTTGGGTTCTAAAGAGTATGAAGATTGTCGTTTTGACTTTGTTGAATCTCGCAGACTTAATAAAGAACATCCAGAGCAACGACCATTGTGGAATGGTGTATCACCATCAATGTGGGATTCTAAAGAATGGTTTGATTATCTAGAATCAAAACTAGGCATAGAAGTATTGAACAAGTATCATCCACCAAAGACTACAACTGTCAATGCACTCGAGGAGTTCTTCGGATAATGTGTGCCGTAATTGGAACAATCATTCAGAATCCTTCAACGAAGGATTTTGAAAATCTACTTCGTGTATTCCATGAGTCTAAGATTCGTGGGATGCATGCCACAGGAATCTCTTATGTTAAGCATGGTAAAATCCATACTGAAAAGTATCCAGTTCCAGCTAATGAATTTCCTTTTAATTTGCCAGCGTATGTCAATGAAGATGGAAATCTATACCTTGTTGGGCACTGTCGTTATAGCACTAGTGATCTTGAGTATAATCAGCCAATCGCTAATGAAAATCTTTCAGTAGTTCACAATGGAGTTATTACTCAAGAACTACCAGAGAGATGGAAAGAGTTATATGGTTATGATTGCGAAACTAAAAACGATACAGAACTAATCTTACATACTGCAGAAGATTGCATCTCTCCGTTAATTCGTTGGAAAGATTCTAGTCTTGCAGTTTGTGAGTTGCATGTTGATAGAGTTATTCGTGCATATCGCAATGGTAAACGACCATTATATTTGACAACTTTCAACAATGGATGTATAATTACCTCTACTGAAAACATTCCTGCACGAGCAGGTATTGAAGGATTTACAACTGAGTTACCTTTGAACACTTATATAACTTTTGATGATGCATTGGCTATGATGGTTGAGAAAGAAACGATAGCCGACGCAGTGGATTTTCAACACTATGAACTTTGTTAATTCTACACGAGTAGAAGAACTAATTAAAAACAGTCCAGCTGGTAAGAACACTAAGTTCTTATCGGCTGCACACTCATTGTGGTATCGCTTTCACAATTATGATAAAGCACCACCAATGACATATGAAGTAAATGGTGAAGTTGTATCTCTTATCTTTGCTACATTCAATCGTGACAACTACTCAAATCTATATGAGATTGTTACACTTGAAGGACATGAAGGTAAAGGATACGCATCTAAATGTTGGGATGCTTGGATTGATTATGCAGTCAAAGAAAGAAAGATGACTCGATTGAAAATGTCCTGCACACCATCATCTGTCACATGGCACTACAAAAATGGTTTGATTTGGTGGGCAGTAGATCCAACAGGTTCACTTCGTTCTGATCAGCCATTATTCCCAACAAGAGCAGAACAGATTGCGTATCGTGACTTCGCTATTGTCAATCCACTTCAAGCACTACCACCATACAAAGCCAGAGAACAATTCCGATTAGAGGGATTAGAATCCTACAAGTGGGGTGAGAAGAAGAAAGCAAAGAGTCAAGCAGCAATTGATGCAGTGGGTAAAGCATGGTTAAGAGAAGCATTGATGGAACAACCATCATTGGAAGAGTTTTTAGTATGACAAAAGAATATCGTAAAGCGATGGGGTTTACTCGTAAAGATGAATTCCAAAAGTATCTCTCAGCAAAGGATATTAAAGAGCCAAACTGGACATTGATTCAAAAACAGAATTCTCGTTTAGATAATATCTTTAATAAAATCAATCAGAGATTGGAAGTTCCATACGATGGAAACATTAGCCAAGATATCATTGATACATTTATGCAGATTAAGAATAACAATATTCTTCCTCGTATGAGAAACAATGGTCGTGCTATGGAGGATGTTTATTATAGTTGGATGCTTGGTTATCTAACTGAAAAGATATTTACTCCATTCATCGTTGATAAATTGATATTGGGTAAACTCGAAAGAAATGGTGGAGATGACCTAACGAGCATTGATACTTTTAAACGAACAGGTGATGCAGATTTGATTGATAAGACTGCCGATGTTCGTATTGATGTTCAATGTGGAACAGGTGAAGGTGTGGCGACTATTAAAAGACATAAGGTTGACCATGCATTGAAACATGATGGAGCATCCTATTGTTTTCTAATTGGATTGTTCACTGGCACATATGCCATTGTAAATTTAAAAGATATAAAAGACGAGTTGTTTTATAAAAACGAAAGATGGGAAAACCAATTATGCTGGGATGTTCCTGAGACTTCATTTAAGAGATGGTATGCCTGATTACAGACTAGAACAAAATCGTAAAGAAGCGTTCATTCGCTGGTATGCTTGGTCACTAAAGTATGATGACTGCGATCCTGCTGTATGGGCAACAAACTATCTAAACAATCGTTATGAACATAATGATGAGCAGAAGTTGTGGTTGTGTTGGTTATATGGTAATACATACTATCTTCCAACTGCATGGATTCTTATGAATGAGTTTCCAGACTTTGAGTTAGCCACTGTAGATCGTATGACACAGTGGAACACTACAAACTATAAACGATTAAGATATCAAACAGATACAAAGTGGAACAAAGGACACCTCCCTACCATGTTCGCTTCTTACCAACAATTTGTGGGAGACAAAACACAAAGAGAAAGGCTGGAAGAATATTATGGACACAATGAAGAAGAGAACTTTAATAACCTGTGGACAGGCATTAAGTCTGGGTTGCATAAGTTTGGTCGTTACTCCACTTGGTTTTATCTTCAGCATCTTAGGCATACTGCTGGTGTCCGTATCAATCCTACTTCTCTCATGTTGGATGATTATGATGGCTCTCGCTCTCATCGTAATGGACTCCTTTATGCCATTGGACAGGAAGACTTTGTGGATAGAAAACTCACTGGAGGACATTATGCGAACCTTGAAGCACAAGCGTACGAGATTCTTTGCGAGACGAAAGCGAGATTTCCAGAGCTAATTGATCAGATAGATTACTTTACAATGGAAACTTGTTTGTGTTCTTTTAAGAAAATCTTTAGAGCACATCATGGTCGCTATCTTGGATACTATCTTGATAGACAAGCAGAAGAAATCATGCAGTGTGAGAAGGATGGATGGTATGGTATTGATTGGGATGTTCTATGGCAATCACGAGAAGAAACTATCGACTTGAGACTAGACCATAGAAGAGGAATTGATAAAGAAAGATTTTCTAGTTTTATTAATACAGGAAGACTAGAGAATCTTGAGTGGATGTTTGATGATGAGCAACCTGTACTAAATGGATTGGAGATTTTTGCATGAGTTTAACAACAACAAGTTCTGTTACTTTACCAGTGGGCATTAGTGATATGACCACTGGAAGTATAACTATATCAAACACCAGTGGTAGTTATGGAACCATTGCCATGGGTGTAATAACCGATGACTTACTAGACAAGTATGAGTTTAATAAACTAACTGTTGATCATAAAGTATCAGCACACGAACTCTTAAAGTTAAAGGATACTGTTCCAACTTATGCAGACGAGATTAAAGAGAATCTTGCCAAGAATGCATCTAGAGAATTGGTAAAGAAAATGACCTTCACAAAGAAACATGATGTTGACTCTGATGTGCATCACTTTATTGGAAGAGTTTGGGTATTTACTGAGGAAGAACTAAAGAAATTTATTGAGGAAGTGAAAAATGCTTAAAGAAAACATTGGAACTACAGACCAGATCTCCATTCAGATTATTCGTGGAGAACCACAGGTGCGTAAACTCATCGCTGTTGGTGGGCAACCTGGAACTGGTAAGACCACTTTATTCCGTAAGTTTATGGAGAAGTATCAATGGGAGAAAGTCGAACCTAAAAAGATGCTTCCTGCTCTATATTGTAAAGAACTCGACCTATACATTCTAGGTAAGTATGATGATGGGGAAACTTTTGCTGGTACAGATCGTCTAAGCATGGCTGTTCAACCAGTGGCACAAGAGTTTGTTAGTGAAACCACCTCCAATATTCTATTCGAGGGAGACCGAATCTTTAATCAGTCTTTCTTAGAGTTTGCAATGGGGCTTCCGAATACGGATCTACAGGTGATTTACCTTAAAGTTCCAGATGCTATGCTAAAAGAACGATATGCAGAACGAGGATCTGACCAATCTGAGACATTCCTAAAAGGTCGAGCGACTAAATATAGCAATATACTGTCTAATTTTGAACTGA